GGAGCACACAAGGTCAGCTTTAACATCAAGACCCAGCAGAAACCCTGCCTTGGCAAGGACCCCACCACCACCAATAAAGCCGGCCAGGGCATTGCCGCATGGCAAAAGACGCTCAATTTCACCATGATCGTCTGGACGCGCATGCTGGAAAAGACCTTCATGGAAGCTGTCAGTCCCAGCTTCCACTTCATCTCTAAGTACACCGACGATGAAGTGATGGCCCTTCTCCAAGCTATCACCGAGGGAGAAACATACGACTTCCTCGAAGGTGATTGGACTGAGTTCGACAGCAGCCAGAACAACGTCGAACACGAGCTGTTCATGATGCAGCTTGAAGCAATAGGTTGCCCCGAGGAACTGCGAGACCTTTTCATGCTAATGATGCTGAAACGGGGGGTCCACAGTTCCTTCGCATCACTCCAGGTGCAAAGCAAGAAAGACTCCGGCCGTGTTGACACCTTGATCGGCAACACTTCCTTTAATGCTGGCGTGATGCTGACCCTTGTTGACCTGGAAACCATCAGTCATGTGCTCTTCAAAGGCGATGACTCTCTCATGCTCGGCCATAACATCAAACTGAACACCGAGCGAGTGAAGTCCCTGGAGAGCAATTGCGGATTCAAACTCAAACTAGGAATCCGCAAGACTGGTGAGTTCGTCTCCTTCATCGTCAACGAGAACGGAGTCGCCCTTAACTTCCCCCGCATTGCAGCCAAAGCCGCCACGCGCAGCTATCGTAACCGAGAGGACTTTGACGATTACCGGAAAGCCATCGAGGTTATGCTCGCCCCCTGTCGTAACACCTTTGTGGCCAGTAACATGGTCCGGACCAATGCCGCCCATTTCAATGTCAACGAAGAGCAGATTGATGCACTACTGTCATTCCTAATATCTTTTGCTCGCGGCTATGTTAAGTTCTCACACACCGTCGCCTACGAGAACATGACCCTGACCCTCGACGTTACCTCCGCCCGCTGCACCCCCCGCCCAGTGATTCCTACTCCTGAAGAAGGTAAGCCCGCCACCACCGATACCGCCACCGAACCGATGAACGTCTGCAAATACACTCGCAGACTTGGAGATTGCGTCCATCTTGGATGCAAGCGCAAAGGAGGGAAGGGCATGCGCGTTCTCGGTTCAGTGTTGGATGTTGTTAGCAAACTTGCATAGGAGGGTTTGTCTATTCTTACAACCGCCACCTTCCTTAACACCCCACCAAGTGCAAGAAAATGGCCCGTGCCAACAACAGATCCCGCAGATCCAACCGCAATAGGAGCATGAGGAACAGCCGTAACAAGCCTGTTCAACGTCGCTCCGTTGGCGTCACACGCAAACAAACCTTCCAGACCAACGGAAATGGTTTGAGCAATCGTGGCGCCATCCGCAGGCCCATGGTTAATCAGAAATTCCTTGAGAGAGGAAGTGATTTCCTTGGGCCCCTCACGGTTAAAGCCGGAGTTAACATCACCTCCGCCGCCGATAGGATCCTGCTTGCCAACAGCATCAGTCCCTCCGCTTATCCCGGTACCAGACTTACCCAACTGGCCCCACTTTGGGAACGATACAGGTTCCGACGTTTTAAACTTCGTTGGGTCCCTGCCGTCCCGAAGACCATCGCCTGCCAGCTTATTGTGTACCAGGACACCGACCCTCTCGATGATCCTTCCACCATCGCCAATCCTGATTCCCTTGTCCGTCAAGCTACCGCCCAGACTGGTTCCCAGCAGTTCAATTTCATCAACCCGATGGCCATTGAGCTTGCTCAAAGAGCAGATGACCAGCTCTATTACACCGGCCCTGACAAGCAGAACGAGCGTTTCTCCAGGCAAGGAAACTTTTATGTCGTCCAGGTCACTGACCCTCTCGACTTCAACGGCGCCCCGCTTTCTGAGGATATCGTAGCCGGTTCACTTTATGTGGACTGGGAGTGCGAGTTCCAGATCGCCCAAATTAATCCTAGCGCCGCTGCCATCCTGCCTTTCCATCACCGTCAAAGTATCCCATTTACTTCCTCCGCCCAGACCGCCACCTACACAGGGCCTCCTGGCAAAGTCATTGCCGGAGCCTTTGAGTCCCGTAGTGACCCGACCTTATGCATCGCCACACTCCCCGACGCCTCCCAAGCTTTCCGGTCCGATGTGGTTTCTGCCAACCTCGGCGCTGGTTGGTCCACCCAAGTCTTCGATGTTACCCCCGGTTTCGTCGTGGACATTCCCTCTCGCCCATCTGGCGAGTATTTCACATTCGTAACCTTTACGCTCGAGCCCGGCACACCTTTGTGGGTCGTAGCTTAAATTCCCTGACCTTATTGAAGTCG